CCCGTGCTCCATTCCTGGTAACCACTGCTGAGTTGCCAGGACAGGACATTGGTCAGACCACTGTATTTTACCGTGGTCGTGAAGTCAAGTTTGCTGGCGATCGTGTGTTCGCTCCCTGGACAGTTAGTGTGCTGAATGATTCAGATTTCAGCATTCGCACTGCCATGGAACAGTGGATGAACGGCATGGAAGATCTGGTAAATAAGACAGGCCGTCTGAATCCAAGCGACTACCAGCGTGACCTCGAAGTATTTCAGCTAGATCGTAACGGCCGAGTACTAAAGGGTTACAAGCTTCGCAGCGCATTCCCAACCAACATCAGTCCTATTGGTGTTGATTTCCAGGCGAATGATCAGATCAGCCAGTTTACATGTACCTGGGCATACCAGACATTTACTGTAACCAATGCTGGCTCACAACAGATTCTTGATATCGCTAGTGTATTCTCACGATAAAATAAATCTGTACCTAAACATTATGGAGAAAATATAAGTGGCGATCAATTTGTTTGGTTTTACCATAGGTAGACAGAAAGACGAATCTGAGGGCACAAAGTCGCAAGGCTTTGTGGCTCCTCAGTCCGACGATGGAGCCTCGGTCGTTCAGGCCGGTGGCTACTTCGGCACCTTTGTAGACCTAGACGCAACTGCTAAATCTGAGTCAGAGCTTATAACACGTTATCGTGAAGCCTCAATGTACGCAGATTGTAGCAATGCCATTGATGAAATCGTATCCGAGGCCATAGCTGCCGTAGATGACGAAAACCCTGTAGACATCAATCTAGACGAACTTGATCTAGATGAAACAATCAAGAAAACCATACGGGAAGAATTCAAGAACGTCATGCGTTTACTTGAATTCAATACCAAAGGTTTTGAAACATTCAGACGCTGGTACATAGACGGACGTCTATACTTCCAGAAAGTCGTAGACACCAAGAATCTCAGACGTGGTATTGTCGAGCTCAGACAGATCGACCCACGTAAAATACGAAAAGTTCGTAATGTCACCAAGGAAAAATTATCCACTGGTGTCGAAGTGATCAACAAGGTCGAAGAATTTTTTATCTATAATGAAAAGGGTGTGAACACCAACACAGGTGTAAACATTGGTTCTTCGGCCAACAGTACACAATCTGGTCTGAAAATTTCCGTGGATAGCATTACCTATGTTCCCAGCGGCTTGCTAGACCTGGAACGTAATGTTGTGCTTAGCTATCTACACAAGGCACTGAAACCAGTAAACCAGCTCAAGATGATGGAAGACGGTTTAGTTATCTACCGTCTGGCTCGTGCTCCTGAGCGACGTGTTTTCTATATTGATGTTGGAACACTGCCCAAGGTCAAGGCCGAGCAGTACATGAAAGACATCATGGCTCGTTACCGTAACAAGATCATCTATGATTCAAGCACTGGCGAGATCAAAGACGATCGCAAAGTCATGAGCATGCTAGAAGATTTTTGGTTACCGCGTCGTGAAGGCGGCAAGGGCACTGAAATCTCTACATTGCAGGGCGGCGAGAATCTGGGACAGATTGCTGATATCGAGTATTTTCAGAAGAAGCTCTATCAGTCACTGAATGTTCCCCTTAGTCGCATGGAAGGTCAGACTGGCATGAGCTTTGGCCGTGTTGCCGAAGTTACCCGAGACGAGCTCAAGTTTGCCAAGTTTGTAGGCAGGATGCGTAAGAAGTTCAATACATTGTTCAATGACATTTTACGCACTCAGCTGATACTCAAGGGCATTGTTACTGACTCTGACTGGGATCTAATCGAAGAACAGATCCAGTATCAGTATGCTCAGGATCAGTATTTTCAGGAACTCAAAGAGGCCGAGGTTACCAGAAATCGTATCGATGTTCTGAATCAGATTCAGCCCTATGTTGGTTTCTATTTCAGTAAGAAATATGTTCAGCGCAATATTCTGCGTCTCAGTGATGAAGATATTGAGGACATGGAAGAGGAAATTGAAGAAGAAAAGGCTCAGACGCCTGAGCCCGCAGATGATTCGACCCCATTGCCAACAGCCACAGCCGTTCAGGCTACCAGTGCTGAAAATCGGCCAGCCGAACCGTCACAATAAATAAACGATGCATAGGAGAATTCCATGGATTACCAAACACATATAAACAACATGATTTTTGATGTCATGAACGACAACGGTGCTGATGCACAGGAAAAGTTCCATGATATCATGACTGCCAAGATCGCCGCTGCCATTGACGGCAAGAAAGCCGAAGTTGCACAGAGTTTCTATCGTTCAGAACAAGAACAAGCCGCCGAGTAAAACATGAAAAAATTCAAACAACTCAGACAAGAAACACTAGAATATGAACTGGGTGGTTTAGACGACCTTTTGGAAAAGCTAAGTGCTGACGATCCTGCAGGTAAATGGATCCACGATTTCGTTCATAGCGAAAATCCCAAGTTTGCTGATAAAAGCAAAAAGGAACGTATCCGCATGGCGCTGGGAGCCAAGTATGGCGCCATGCGCAAAGATAAGGCTCAATAAGGGCTAAGGACAAAGACATGGCAACAATACTAAAAAAGGTAAGACAACAGGCCGTAGTCTCTTTTGTAGGCACAGGTACAGACGTCATTGATCTCGCTGATCTGAAATTGGCTGACGAAACCTTTGACCGAGCCAACAGTAAAGTAACTATAGCGCATATCTGGTTCTCATTCACCGACGCTGGCAATATTTCAAGAAATGGTTCTGAGGTACTATCAGTTGGTGCCGGTGCCATGGATAACTGGGATTTCCACCAAACAGGCGGATTTGTCCTAAATCAGAATGCGAACTCCAATGTTGTGATAAACATGGGTTCCAATGTTGGTACAGTAATTATGACACTGCATAAATCTGCAGGTTATACCGAACCCGACAACCAATCCGCTAACATAGCGTCTAAGTGGTAAAGCCATGAAACTAATCAAAGAAGCATTTCAGGACCTGCAGTACCTAAACGAGGAAGCCAACGGTAAGAAGTCGGTTTTCATCGAAGGTATTTTCATGCAGGCAGACAAAAACAATCGCAACGGCCGACGCTATCCCATGTCGGTCATGGAAAAAGAGCTGGATCGTTATCAGTCCATGATCAACGAGAAGCGTAGCCTGGGTGAATTGGGCCATCCCGATAATCCCAGCATCAATTTGAATCAGGTTAGCCACCTGATTACAAATCTAAGATTCGAAGGCAAGGACATCATTGGACGTGCCAAGATCTTGGAAACACCCATGGGTAAGATTGCTCGCAACTTTATCGAAGAGGGAGTGCGCCTGGGTGTCAGTAGTCGCGGACTGGGAAGTCTAAAAGAAGGGCGCGATGGAATCATGGAAGTCCAGGACGACTTTCATCTAGCAACAGTAGACATTGTTGCCGATCCAAGTGCTCCCGATGCATTCGTGGCTGGCATCATGGAAGGTGCTGAATGGGTACTCCAGAATGGAGTCTGGACCAGTGTTCAGGTTGAAGCAGCGCAGAAGCACATGAAAAAAGCTTCGGCAGCGCAACTGGATGAGGCCAAGCTACAGGTCTGGGAATCATTCATGAAAATCCTTTCAAGGTAAACTTTCTTATAAATAAACGGTAACAGAATAAGATTCATTTAGGAGATTCTAAATGTCAGTAGATAGTAAAATCAAACAGTTGCTAGAGCGCCTGGAAGGCAAGAAGGTTGTTGCCGAAGCCGAGGAAATGGGTGCTGGCTCTGTTAGCAAAGACACAACCATCAAGGCAGCAAATGCTGGCGACACCACTGCTCCAATGCAGGGTAGCAGCGAGCATGCAAGCCACGAAGACCGCGACGGCGAAGCTGATGAAAATCAGGGCGCCAAGGCAAGCGCTTCCATGGCCAAAGCAGTTGCCCCCGCAGCCACTGGCGCAGGCGATGCACCTAACTTCAAGACAGTTGCCAAAGAAGAAACTGAAACCGAAGAAGAAGTCGTAGCCGAAGAAACCGAAGAAGAAGTCGTAGCCGAAGAAACCGAAGAAGTTGCCGAGACAGTAGTCGAAGCCATCGATCTCAGCCCAATCTTTGGTGCCGAACTTAGCGAAGAATTCAAAGAGAAAGCAACCAGCATTTTTGAAGCTGCTGTTGTTGCCCGTGTAAACCACGAAGTTGAGAAAATCAACGCACAGCTAGACGAAAAGTTTGCTGAAGACGTTGCTGAGTTCCAACAGCAAATCGTGGAGAAAGTAGATTCCTACCTCAACTATGTGGTAGAAAACTGGATGAAGGAAAACGAAGTTGCAATCGAGTCAGGTCTCCGCACCGAGATTGCCGAGGACTTTATCCAAGGTCTCCAGGTACTATTCAAAGAACATTACATTGAAGTACCTGAAGAGAAATATGATGTACTAGGTGACCTAGAAGCCAAGGCAGATGAACTGAACACTAGACTGAACAGTGCAATCAGTGAAAATGTCGAGCTGAAACAACAGGTTGTTGAGATGAAACGCCTGGCTGTTATCGAAGAGATGAGCAAAGATCTAGCTGACACCGAAGTTTCCAAACTTGGTAAACTTCTTGAAGGCGTGAAATTTGATGACGAAGCAACATACAAGCAGAAAGTCGAAGTTATCAAGGAGAACTACTTCCCCAAGAAAGCTGCTGCTCCTGCTGTTAGTGCACAGCCTCTGGTCGAGGATGTCGAGTCCGCTGCTCCAACCATGGCCGAGGATAGCACGGTTGCCAAGTATGCCCAGGCTCTCTCAAGATCCATCAAACGTAAGTAATTTATAAATAATCGAAAGAATCCCTTAGGAGACCCAATAATGTTTCTTTCCGAACAACTTCAAACCAAGTGGGCGTCAGTTCTTGACCACCCTGATCTTCCAGAGATCAAGGAAAGTTATAAGCGTCAGGTAACTGCAGTTCTTCTTGAGAACCAAGAAAAAGCTCTGCGTGAAGAGCGTTCAGCACTTCTGCAAGAGACCCCAGCTAACGCAGTACAAGGCAACAGTGGTTCCACAGCCATCGGTACCTATGATCCAATTATGATTGGTCTAGTTCGCCGTGCAATGCCAAACCTAATGGCTTATGACATCTGCGGCGTTCAGCCAATGACTGGTCCTACAGGCCTTATTTTCGCAATGCGCGCTTTCTATGGTTCCGATCGTGCTCCAGCAAGCGGTACAGAAGCTTTGTTTAACGAAGCCGATACCGATTTCAGCGGTGCAGGTACACACAGTGGTGCAATCAGCAACATCCTAGCAACTGGTAGCTATACCACAGGTACAGCAAATACCACAGCTAACATGGAAGCTGCTTCTGATTACAACGAGATGTCATTTGGTATCGACAAGACAACTGTTACTGCTAAGAGCCGTGCTCTAAAGGCAGAGTACACAGTTGAACTTGCACAAGATCTGAAGGCAATCCATGGTCTTGATGCCGAAGCTGAACTAAGCAACATCCTCAGCCAAGAGTTCATGTTTGAGATCAACCGCGAAGTTGTTCGCCTGATCTATAAGGTAGCCAAAGTTGGTAGCCCAGCTACTGCAGCTCCTGGTACTTTTGACCTTGACGTTGACTCAAATGGTCGTTGGAGCGTCGAGCGCTTCAAGGGTCTGCTGTTCAATATGGAACGCGATGCTAACCATATTGCACAAGATACACGTCGCGGTAAAGGTAACCTGATCGTTTGCTCAGCAGACGTTGCAAGTGCCCTGGCCATGGCTGGTGTTCTTGACTATGCTCCTGCTCTAAGCACAGGCCTCAACGTTGATGACACAGGCAATACATTTGCTGGTGTACTGAACGGTCGTTTCCGTGTTTACATCGACCCATACACAGGCAACCTTGGTGCAGCTAACCAGTTCTACATGGTTGGTTACAAAGGCTCAAGCCCATATGACGCAGGTATCTTCTACTGCCCATACGTTCCTCTTCAGATGGTTCGTGCTATCGATCCTAACAGCTTCCAGCCAAAGATCGGCTTCAAGACACGTTATGGTCTGATCGCTAACCCATATGTTACACAGGCTAACGGTACAGTTGACGCATCGACATTCACTGCTGACCGTAACCACTACTACCGTAAGACCCGCGTTGTAAACCTAATGTAATTTTGCATTAGATTTTAAACCGGCGTCAAGATCGGTAGAAATTTAGGGGGCCTTAGGGCCCCTTTTTTATCGGGTATAAATACAAGTATGTACACAGCCAACGTATCAGCACTCACTAGTAATTGGACTAATTCACGTCCAACTACGGTAAACTTCCTCAGACCAAACAGCTTCCAGTTTTTGGTCCAGGATCTGCCCAACGCTAGTTTTACATGTCAGAGTGCCAATCTACCAGGTCTGAATTTAGGGTTCGCAATTCAATCGACACCTTTTACAGATTTGTCTAGAATAGGAGACAAAATGAATTTTGGTGACTTCACCATTAGATTCATTATCTCGGAGGACATGGGAAATTATCTAGAACTGTATCGCTGGCTCATAGCATTGGGATTTCCCTATGACTATGATCAGTATAGCGCATTTGTTGATTCGCGCAAAGATCGTTTTCCATATAACAGACTTGAAGCTGGCGCTCATAGCGATGGCACACTATTGATTATGAACAGTTCGAACAATCCTGGCATCATGATTAGATTTCATGACCTATTTCCTATAAGTCTTGAAGCTCTGGATTTTGATGTAACAGGCTCAACACTGGAATATTTCACTGCTATAGCATCATTTAGATATAAAAGATTTGATGTTGAAGTATTATAACTAACTTATAATTCGTTATTGAATTGGAGTAATTATGTCAGAATCTGAAAAACCAACAGCACCTACATCAGTGCCCCCTGTAAGTCTAAGTACTTTTCCTCCAGGGTTTGACCCCAGCAAAATGTTGCCTGGTACGCCTGGCAATCCAGCCAGCCAGGCTGGTATCGCTCCGCTTCCTCCTGGCGCACCAGGTCCCAATCAGCAAATGGTTAGTGTAAAGCTCGAAGATTTGCAAAAGGAACGAATCTTTGTAGCCACACCCTGCTATGGTGGCGCACTCACTGAACCATATTTCAGAAGCACCATCAAGCTTCTGACTTTCTGCAATCAGCATAAAATTCCCCTGGCCTTTGGTACCATTGCCAACGAAAGTCTGGTAACACGAGCACGTAATGTTCTGGTTGCTTACTTTCTGCAAAGCAACTTTACCAGACTCATGTTCATTGATGCAGACATTGAATATCAGGTTGAAGATATTGTCAAACTTCTGTATCATGACCGTGACATTGCGGTCGGAGCCTATCCCAAGAAGGGCGTAAACTGGAGTCGTATTCGCGATGCCAGCCGCAAAGCTCCAGATGCCGAACAATGGACTGAGCGTGACATCGCCAGCTTTGGTAGTGACTATGCAGTCAATTTCAAGTTTGTAGATCAGGAAAAGCGTCAGATTGCTGTTGAGCGTGGATTGGTCAAAGTGCATGATGCAGGAACAGGGTTCATGATGATCAAGCGCAGTGTTATTGATAAAATGATTTCTGCCTATCCCGAGCTTGCCTATAACAATGATCTGAACATTGGCGCAGATCTCAAAGGACTGTTTTATAGTTTCTTTGACACCATGATCGATCCCAGGGATCGTCGTTACCTGAGCGAAGACTATACCTTCTGCCGTCGCTGGCAGGCTCTGGGCGGTGACATTTTCCTTGATCCAACCATTAGCCTAAACCATTATGGTAGTTTCTGCTTCCAGGGCAATCCAGCCCAGATCATAAACTTTACCTAATCGTAGGATATATTATGAAATTATCGGAGCTCCAGGATGCCTGGGAAGCTGATAGTAAAATTGATTTTACTAACCTAGGGCAGGAGTCGGTTCGTACACCGCTCCTGCATGCCAAGTACGTGAATTGGATGGGCAGTGTCCGTCTAAATCTCAGAAAGGCCGAAAGCGAATACCTTTCACTACGTCGTAAAAAATATCGCTACTATCGTGGCGAAATGACCAGAGACGAACTCGAAGCCGAAGGCTGGGGTCAGTACCAGGGAAACAAACCTCTGAAAAACGAAATGGATGAATTCCTGACTACCGATCCTGACCTCATTGTTCAGCAGGACAAGATTGAATACTTCAAGACTGTTCTAAATCAGCTCGAACAAATCTTGCGCAGCATCAATAGTCGAACCTGGGACGTGAAGAACAGTATTGAATGGTATAAAATGCAAAACGGAATGTAATGCCAACTGTTGTAAAAATCTCACACAGGGATGCAGCGTATGCAAAAGTAAACTGCGAAGATGTCGGAGTTCTGCAAGAGATCTCCGATCACTTCACGTTTGATGTTCCTGGAGCCAAGTTCCATCCGTTGTACAAGTCCAGAATGTGGGATGGTAAGGCCAGATTATTCAATATGATGGCGCGGGAGATATATGTCGGACTACTACCCTATGTTGAGAAATTTTGTGCTGACCGCGACTATGCTTATGACAGTTCCGATGTCGAATATACAACGGGTCCAACTCGAGCCCAGGTGGTTGAGTTTTGCCAGAGTCTCAAACTAGGCAGTCGCGGCCAGCCTCTGGAGATTCGTGATTATCAGGTCGATGCAGTATACCAGGCTCTGAAAATGGGTAGAAAATTATTGCTAAGCCCAACAGGATCGGGCAAGAGCCTGATCATATACTGTTTGGTTCGCTGGTGCCTGGAACAGAATTGCCGCCAACTAATCATAGTGCCAACAACAAGTCTGGTTGAGCAGTTATACAGCGACTTCCAGGATTATAGTTGTCTGAACGGTTGGAAAGCCAGCAACAATGTTCATAGAATCTATGGCGGTACAGAAAAATCCAATCAGTTTCCCGTAGTAATCAGCACCTGGCAAAGCCTGTATAAATTGCCTAAACAATTCTTTGCACCGTTTCATGCAGTCTATGGTGATGAGGCTCATTTATTCAAGGCCAAGAGTCTGAGTAATATCATGAACAAGTGTGTGAATGCCTATTACCGTTTTGGCACTACAGGTACACTGGATGGGCTCAAGACTCATAAACTGGTTCTGGAGGGCATGTTTGATCCAGTGTACAAGGTCACTACTACCAAAACTCTGATGACCAATCAGCAGTTAGCCGAGCTCAAAATCTTCAATATCGTCTTGGAGTATCCAGATACCGTTAGACAGGCCTGCAAGAAATACAATAACAACAAGGGACTGACCTATCAGCAAGAAATGGATTTCTTGGTGAACTATGCCAAACGAAATATCTTCATTCGAAACCTGGCTCTAGATCAAAAGGGCAATACCCTGGTCCTGTTTCAGTTCGTTGAAAAACACGGCAAGCAATTGTTTGATATGATACAGGAACGATCAGGTGATCGTTCGGTATTTTTCGTCTATGGCGGAACCGATACTGAACAGCGTGAGCAAATTCGTCAATTGACAGAACAAGAAGATGGTGCTATTATTGTAGCAAGTTATGGGACATTCAGTACAGGCATCAATATCAAAAACCTGCACAACATTATTTTCGCCAGTCCGAGCAAGAGCAGAGTTCGAAATCTGCAAAGTATTGGTCGTGGTCTACGAACCAGCGAAACCAAGCAAAGTGCCAGGCTCTATGATATTGCCGATGACCTAAGCTGGAAGTCACATAAGAACTACACGCTACTGCACATGATCGAGCGTGTGAAAATATATAATGAAGAGCAGTTCAACTATCAACTTGTAAAGGTAAAATTAGATGAGTAATCTCAACTGCAAGTATATCAAACTTAGCAATGGAGAAAATATTATTTGTCTGACCGACGATAACATGGAAAATTTGGAAACGAATAGACGTGTCCTAATTACCGACCCCATGATGGTTAGTTTAGTTCGTGTACCTCGCCTTGGTGTTGGCGTAGTTGATAGTTATGTATTACATCCCTGGATGCCTCTGAGCGAGGATAAAATCATGGAGATCAATACAAGCTGTATCATCAGTGCAGTAGAAGCCAAAGCAAGCTTCAGAGAACAGTATGAAAACTTTATTGATCAGATGAACAATGAAAAACTCATACCTGCTGAAGAAAGAGAAACAGCTCGGGATCTAAGTAACGCACAAGAGCTCATGAAGGCACTTGTCGGTGACATGGATGTAGATCTTGATGAAATTTTAGAGGAACAGGAAGATGACGATGACAGCTGGCTCAGAGCAACAGGTACAGGCCGCACCCTCCACTAAGAAAGCAGGTGCACATTACGTAGACAATAAAAAATTCTACGAAGAACTAAAAAAGTATCGTGAAAGTGTTGATCAGGCCATACTAGAGGGACGTGAAAAACCGCAGATAAGCAACTATCTGGGCGATTGTTTTATCAAGATTGCAACACATCTGAGCTACAAGGCCAATTTTATAAATTATACATTCAAAGACGATATGATATCGGATGGCATTGAAAATTGTCTGTCTGCTGCCGATAAATTTGACCCCAGTAAATCAACCAATCCCTTTGCCTATTATACCCAGATCGTTTACTTTGCCTTTATCCGAAGGATTCAAAAGGAAAAGAAACAGCAGGCAACCAAATACCGTTTGATCGAAAACCTGGATCTGGATGATATCCTAACCAGTGAAGATGCCGACCTAAACGATTTTAGCAACCAATTCCTAGACTACATGAAGAAGAAATTGGATCAGATTGACATAGACAAACGAACCATGAAAAAACCGAAAAGTAATGTTTTAGCCGAAGAGGATGATTCCTCTATTGACACCGACAACTAAATACAATACAATTCAGGCTCTGAACAAGGAAAATCATGGCAAAACTAAAAATCTCCGAATTATTTTATAGCATCCAGGGTGAGGGAAGATACATGGGAGTCCCCAGTGTTTTCCTCAGAACTTTTGGTTGCAACTTTACCTGTGACGGCTTTGGAATGCCCAAAGGAGAGAAATCCAATGAGCGAAATGTTATCGCGGTCCAGGCAGATACTTTTACGGACTATCGAAGCCTGCCTCTCGTACATACTGGCTGTGACTCTTATGCTAGCTGGGATGTTCGTTTTAAGCATCTGTCTCCTGTTCTTAGTACTGACTCTATTGTTGAGTCCATTATGGGTATGTTACCTCATGGTCAGTGGAAAGATGAACATCTTGTCATTACAGGAGGTGAGCCGTTGCTGGGCTGGCAAAGATCATATCCAGACCTTTTACAGGAACCGCGAATGATTGCTCTGAAAGAGCTGACATTTGAAACCAACGGATCACAAGAACTAAGCCGAGAGTTTTCTGAGTATCTGAAAATTCATTGGCGCAAGGGTTGGGAGCGTCTTACTTTTAGTGTAAGTCCAAAGCTAAGTATCAGTGGTGAGAAATGGTCAGAGGCAATTCGTCCTGACATCATTGTAAATTATGAAGAACATGGTTATGTTTATTTGAAGTTTGTTGTAGCTACCAAGGAAGATCTAGATGAAGCCAAACAAGCAGTCAGCGAGTATCGTCAGGCTGGTTTCAAAGGTCCTGTGTATCTTATGCCCTGCGGTGGTACTGACCAGCTGTATTTCCTCAACAACAGGGCCGTTGCTGAGCTTGCAATGTCGGAAGGGTTCAGATACAGCGATAGATTGCAAGTACCACTTTTCAAGAACGCCTGGGGTACCTGATTATGCGCAGAGTAACGAAATAGTAGAAGCCCGACCGTGGGTAAAAAGGTAGTATTTCCAAGCTGGTGTTGTCGAATCTGCGGCGAGCACATAGGATGGCTCGGCCGCATTTTCGCGTTTCTGTTACCACGGTATCATCAATGTCAGGACCCACACAGGGACCAAGACAACCTAGGCGTATAAATACAAGTGCCACACAAAGGTGGCAAATTCAATTATCAAGTCCGCGTAAGGAAGGATTCAAGATGTCATATAACAAGACAAAAACCGACCCTGAACTGGGTCAAAGAGTTCACGAACATTTGGTCAAGATGGGTGTTGAAACTCCCGTAACCAAATCAGGCTTTGATCGCAAAACCCAAATCGAAAAGATTGAGCAGAACTTTACTGCTATCATGACCATACTGGGTCTGGATCTGACTGACGATAGTCTGGCAGAGACGCCTAAGCGTGTGGCCAAGATGTATGTCAATGAAATTTTCTGGGGTCTGGACTATGACGCATTTCCCAAGTGTACCACAGTCGACAACAAGATGAAATACGACGAAATGGTTGTGGAGAAAAATGTCATTGTTCAAAGCAACTGCGAGCATCACTTCGTGATTATTGATGGTCTGGCAACCGTGGCCTATATTCCAAACCAAAAGGTTCTGGGACTGAGTAAAATCAATCGCATTGTTGAGTACTTTAGCAAGCGTCCGCAGATTCAGGAACGTCTAACCGAACAAGTATACTTTGCATTACAGTATATTCTGGATACAGATAACATTGCTGTTGTTGTCAAGGCACAGCATTACTGTGTCAAGAGTCGTGGTGTTGAAGATACTGGCAGTCATACCGTTACTGCTAAACTTGGTGGTTGTTTCAAGTCTGACCCCGCAGCTCGTGCAGAGTTCATGGCCATAGCAAATAGCTGAGGTTGTCATGAATAATATTATGATTGACATTGAGACTCTGGGTGTTCAGCCTAATTCCTGCATACTAAGCATCGGTGCTGTACGGTTTACAGACACTGAGCTCAAGGATGGCTTCTATGTCAATGTCGATCCAGCAACCTGTAAAGAGATTGGCATGACCATAGACAAGTCTACGGTCGAATGGTGGAAGGGTCAGCCAAAACAGGTACGAGATAGCCTTTTGGTAGACCAGAAGCCATTGACAGAAGCTCTGAGAAGTCTTAGAATGTGGATAGGTCCAGGTAAACCAAATATCTGGGCCAATGGTCCTGATTTTGATCTAGTCATACTTAGTCAGGCCTTTGAACTTTTGGGAGACAATCCTCCCTGGACATTTAGACAGTATCGTTGCTATCGTACCATGTCCAGGCTGGTAGATGTTCCTCGACCCGAATCAGGTCTGAATCACAATGCGTTTGATGACGCCAAAACACAGGCTCTGCATCTAATAAAAATACTAGGAAGTTGATATGTTTGAATACGTTGGAAGCGGTACAAGTTATTTCAAACTCATGTATGAAGAAAGCTATCGTCCAGAAAACATGGACGTGTTTGCACAGACCTATGGCAGTCTAAATGGTCAGCATGATCACAAGATTAGTCTCTTGTACAATGCTTTTACTGAACGACGTACTGGTCCCAGACTAAAAGAAAACTATGCCAAGTATCTGCATAGCATTCATGCAGACTCAGGTGGTCTGCAGATCATTACTCTGGGTAAAACAATCACACCCGAGCTCAAAGAAGAAATCTATGCCAATCAGGCACAGAATTCAGACATTGCCATGTGCTTTGATATGATACCAGTACGAGTTCTAAGTGATAGATCCGAAAGACTGGATCTGGAAAATCGCAGGTTTGATCCCAGTATGCTGGAATCCTGTGCTCGTGAGACTGGAAAAAATCTAAGACGCCAGATTGACCATTTTGACGAAAAGAAAAGCTCGGCTCGTCCCATGCTAATTACCCAGGGTAATGATTATGACAGCTACATGAAATGGGTTGAATATGTGGCAGCTGAACTCACACCCTATCACATTGGTCGCATTGGCGGTATCGCCATGGGAGCTGCTGCTCTGGGCAAAGGACCGCTCGAAGATATCAAGCGCGCATTTTATTTCACACAACTGCCCATTGAACTAGAAAGTCGACATCTGCACTTACTGGGTGTGGGCAGTGTGTATCGTATGTTGCCTAACATAGTATTCATACAGAATGGACTGTACCAGGGTGTTCAGCTAAGCTATGATAGTACCACGCACACCAGCGGAGTAACACAGGGCAGATACTATATCAGCGGAGATCGTGTACTCAATGGCAAGTATAGATTTGCTGATTATCAGATGACATTCAATCGTGTATTTGACGACAACTATAGAATCATCTGGGAAGATATCTGTGATTTATTTCCTTGCATGAAGCAATACAGTCTGGATACTTTTTACGAAGTGCTGCAGATCAGCGCCCGAACCTATGAAGAAAAGTATGGGAACATTGACCCCAGCATTCAGATCTATATTGCCTATGTAAGTGCCTGTATCAAGAATTTTATGCGTCATGTAGAGCGTGTAAATCAGAGTCAGGAAAATCTGATTGACTTTGCCAGAGGCACAGACAAGAATGCCTTCAAGTTTTTATATGACGTCAAGAACACCAATGATTTTGATAATTGGTTACGACATATTGGCAAGACCATAGAGTCCGAACCTGTCAAAGTCATGTCACCAGAATTTAATTTAGAGGAGTTATTTGCATGAACCTACAAAGATGGATCGAGGTAAGTTTACAGAAAGAAGGTATTCACAAGTACCCTGGTGCTGATACAGACCCCAAGTTAGCCACAGGTGATTGGGATGATGTAAGTTTCCTGGGAGTACCGCATCGTCATATTTTTCATTTCTATGCCAAGCTAGAAGTATTTCATAATGATCGTGAAGTTGAATTTATTCAGTTCAAGCGTTGGCTAGAGCGTCTCTTTGATCAGGGTACCATGCAGGCTAGTTTCAAAAGTTGCGAAATGATGGCCGAGGACATGATTGAACGTATTCACGAAAAGTATCCTGGTCGTAATATCGAAGTTCGTGTCTATGAGGACAACGAGAATGGAGCTATTCTGATCTATGACAGGAATCAGGCTCTCAAAGTTTACCAGGCATGAGGAAAAATAAGGAGTAAAAACATGGAAAAGATTGCCCTAGTTTCAGGCGGATTTGATCCAGTACACAGTGGTCACATTCAGTTATTTGATTCTGCCAGACGCATGGCAGACAAACTGGTTGTGGCAACCAACAGCGATGAATGGCTTACTGCGAAAAAAGGTAAGCCTTTTATGCCAATGGCTGAAAGGCTGACGGTTCTAAGTCATTTGAACATGGTAGATCATGCCATTACCTTTCCCAATGATGCCAATGGAACTGCTATAAATGCAATCAAAACTGTGCGTAGCATGTATCCTGAAGCTAGGATATTCTTTTGCAATGGAGGAGACAGAACTCGAGACAATATTCCCGAAATGGATTATGAGGATGATAATCTGAGTTTCCTGTTTGGGGTTGGAGGCTCAAACAAGGCCAATAGCAGTAGTGCCATTCTCAAAGAATGGAAACAGCCCATAACCAAGCGTAACTGGGGACATTACCGAGTTATGTACGAGCTCGGCGGAACCAAGGTCAAGGAGTTGGTTGTGGAGCCAGGCCAGAAACTAAGTATGCAAAGACATTTTCTTAGAAATGAACTCTGGATGGTTAGCGAAGGCGAAGGCGCACTGGTTCGAAGTAGCCTGGATGAACCAGATTCTGGTGCAGGCGGTCTTTACATGCCAATTCGCAAACATGAAATAATTACAATTCAAAAGAGAGAATGGCATCAGCTAATCAATAATAGTAATCGACCTTTGCACCTAGTTGAGATACAATATGGAGATATTTGCCAGGAAGAGGATATCGAAAGAAAATCATGATCTACATAGTTCCCATTGAGCCTATTGATCAGCGTTATACCCTGCAATGGTTTCATAATATTCCAATCGATCTACAGAAGCTAAATGCTCAGGTAGAGACTATTGCAGGCGACGCCATTCCCGAAGGAACCAGTACTGGTGCCTTCTTGGATTTTGGTGCTACAAATTTTTATAAGGCCAGTCAGGTCAAGAAGATTAGCGAATTGTTTAGTGCAGGAAAAGTTAGACCAGGCGACAAGTTTTTGGTAACTGACGCCTGGAATTTTGCTGTGACTGCTATTAGATACATGAGCGACCTTTTGGACATACCCGTAGAGATTCATGGTATCTGGCATGCTGGTGCCTATGATGCCACTGACATTCTGGGCATGAAGATGACCAAGCCCTGGCCCTGGCATCAGGAAAAGGCCTGGTTCCATGCCTGTGACTATAACTATTTTGCCACTGAGTTTCACAAAAACATGTTTCTCAGAGTTCTGAATCTTCAGGGAGAGCCCAGTAAAAAGGCCATAGTCTCTGGACAACCACATCAGGAACTCATTGGGGGCCTGAACGCAATTCGAAATGCTACATCCAACAAAGACACCAGTGTAATCTGGCCGCATAGATACAATGCCGACAAGCAGCCCGAGATTGCCGAAGATCTGGCCCAGACCTATGGGCAAGAAGTTCCCTGGATTATTACTCAGAAGCTAGGACTGGACAAGGATGCCTATTATAGAAAACTGGCTCGTAGTCAGGTAATCTTTAGCTGCAGTCTGCATGAAAATCTGGGCATTAGCATCATGGAAGCAGTTATGCTAAATACCATACCTGTACTGCCAAAGCGGTGCAGCTATGCAGAAATGTATTTGCCTGAATTCCTGTATCCCAGCAACTGGACGGATACACCAGAAAATTATAAGATACACAAGTATGATCTAATCAATGTAATCAATGACAGACTCATGCACCCCGAAAAGTATCAGGACGCACTAAAAGAACAACAAAGAATACTTAGTGAGAATTACCTAAACGCCAATGTCATGTACAACCTACTAATTTCATAAATACTAGGAAGAAAAGATGTACCTACCGCCAGCCCCAGCTCATAGTCCTCATCCATACAAGTTTGTTAGCACCAAGGAATATCATGACGCGTTTCCCTGTGCTTATAGACAATGGAGGGCAGACAGTCATTGTAATCTAATTCATGGTTACAGTTTTAGCATGAAGTTCTTTTTTGGTACTGATAATCTGGATGTTCGTAACTGGGCAGCAGACTACGGCGGACTAAAAGAACTCAAGGGAATTTTAGAAGATCAGTTTGATCATACTTTGCTGGTGGCCGAAGATGATCCAGAGCTTGAAACCTTCAAGCTGCTGCAAGAAAAGAAAATGGCCAAGCTAACCATCCTGCCCAGACTGGGTTGCGAAGGCCTGGCTGACATGTTATATAAATTTGTCAATGGTGTGTATATTCCTGATTGCTGGGGTCCTGGAGAAGCAGATCGCCTCTGGTGTTTTCGAGTAGAAGTTCGCGAAACACAAAGCAACATGGCTTTCAGAGAAGGATACAGACACTGGAACGAAGAACTTATCTGAGGTAATCATGCCCAATGTTTTTGAAGATCAATCATCCTTTATGCAGGCCTGCGATCAGACCGTAGGCGTGTATAATGCCAAACAATTCCAATTATATCATAACCTCATTGGTGAAGAAAAGGCTGAACTAGATCAGGCCATTGCTGATAATAACAGAGTAGAACAGTTAGATGCTCTGATTGATATTTTAGTTGTTACTGTAGGAGCAATCCACAGTCTAGGTGCATTTGGAGAAGGAGCGTGGCTCGAAGTTATGAGAAGTAATTTCGATAAAATCGATCCAGAAACAGGTAAGGTAACCAAGCGGCATGACGGCAAAGTTCTAAAGCCCGAGGGCTGGCTACCTCCAAATCTGGAACCTTTTGTAGACGAGGCTATACCAGACGACAATAACTAAGGACTAGTATGCAACCCTGGGAACGACAAGATACTGTTGAGTATATCGCATTTCAGATTTTTTTGGTTGATGAGCTTCTTAGATATAAGAAACTAACTCTAAAATTTTGTGACGATAACAATATTGAGAATCCAAGTACTGTCATAGCCTGTCTGCTCATGAGCGCGGCCTGGGTGTATGCTCAGTACGGAGAAAAGTTTACCGTAGGTCTAAGCGACGATTATCTGGATCTCAAAGGAGAAAAGAAAAAGTCCACAGAGAGACCTGCAGATTTACCAATTACCATACACAAGAAGTTTATCAAGTGTTCACATACTAATTTGATGACCATAGTTTCGGAGGCATGTGCTTCATGAAAATTGTAATTGTAGGAAGTGGTGTAGTAGGAGTTACCACAGCTTATTATGCAGCAAAAAAAGGTTTTGAAGTCAAGGTTGTAGATGCCATAACAGCGGCAAACAAATGTAGTTATGCAAATGGTGGCCAAATAAGTGTTTGTAATAGTCAGGTCTGGAATAGTTGGAGCAATGTTCGTAAAGCCATGGAGTGGCTAGGCAAGGAAAATGCTCCATTACTAATTCGTCCAGATTTTGATCCTGATCGTTATGTCTGGCTCATGAAATTCATGGGTGAGATATTCCTGGGCAGACAACGAGAAAATACACACAAGACAATACAGCTAGGCCTAGAGGCACGTCACCTTTATTCTGAAATCTTTGATACTGTTCCAGGCCTGGCTTCTGATACAGATCACGCCAAACATGGAATACTGCATCTGTATACACAGATGAAAGACTATACAGCTGCCCTGGAATTGCAGACTGAATTTGAACAGACAGGGCTGACCTGGACCGATGTCCCAGTGAGTAAATTAGTTAGTCTAGAACCCAGACTTATCAGCTTCGTAGGCCTAGTAGGCGGTATTTACACACCCGAGGACAGCACTGGAGATGCTCATAGATTTTGTCGAAGTCTATTGAAATACCTGCAAGACCAGCATGGCGTTGAGCTTGCATTCAATCAGACCATAAACAGCCTAGATGAACTTCTGGGCTTGGAGGCCGATCGTTATGTTATTTGCACTGGCACTGGGTTACAGCAGATGGGACACTGGTTCGGAGAAAACCTGAATATCTATCCTGTAAAAGGATACAGCCTTACCATAGAGTCCGATGTCAATAACTTACCCAAGATTAGTCTTTTAGACGAACATGCCAAGATTGTAAGCAGTACTCTTGGCAATCGATTCAGAGTAGCAGGTACAGCAGAGTTTACTGGGCATGATGAAACCATGAACCAGAAACGAATGCAACCCTTGTATGACTGGGTGGATCGTAATTTTGTTGGTATACGTACCTCACACCATGCAGAAAGCTGGACCTGTTTGAGACCCATGCGTCCAGACATGCTTCCTATCTGGGGTAAGTTTAGAAATTCAGATTCTGTTTATTATAATGGCGGTCATGGACATCTGGGCTGGACACTGGCCCCCGCCACAGCCATGAAGGTTATCAATCAAATATGCAATTCGCTCTCATAACAGATACGCATTTCGGAGCAAGATCAGACAACCAATCATACGATGATTACTTTAGGAAGTTTTATACCGAGACTTTCTTTCCTGAGCTTGAACGCAGAAATATCAAGAACATTATTCATCTAGGTGACATCTTTGATCGACGCAAATACATAAATTTCAATACACTCAAGAACTGTCGTGAGTATTTCTTTGACGAACTTCAGAGAAGAAATATTCAGATGTTCTTATTGGTTGGAAATCATGACACCTTTTTCAAGAATACCAACGACGTAAACAGTCCAAGATTGTTACTGGACAGCTACCCTAACATTACAGTGATTGATACACCCAGGGAAGAAACCCTACGGTGCGGACCAATTTTATTCATGCCCTGGATCTGTACTGATAACTATGCGCACTGCATGGACATGATCAAAAACACCAAGGCCAAGACCATGTTTGGCCATCTGGAAATTACAGGATTTATCATGCATCGCGGACAGCAATGTGAAGGCGGCTTTGATCCCCAGACATTTGAAAAGTTTGATCGTGTATTCTCAGGACATTTCCATCATCGCAGTACCAAGGGCAATATTACCTATCTGGGGAATCCTTATGAACTTACCTGGAACGACTACGATGATCCTAGGGGGTTTCATATATGGTGTTCTGATTCTAATGAACTTGAGTTCATTGAAAATCCTAATTCAATGTTTTACCGAATTGTTTACGACGACAAAAACAACCCCGAGCCCATAAAAAACCTAGCACATTATCAGGATCGCAGTGTCAAGCTCATTGTGGCTAACAAGACAAATTTTTCTGAGTTTGATGCCTTGGTAGATCGACTCTATCAGGTAAATCCCTTAGAATTGAAAATCATCGAGGACTTCAGTGAGTTTGAGAGCGAAGCCATAGATGAAGAAAATCTAAACCTCGAAGATACCATGACATTGCTAGGTGAATATGTAGACAGCATTGAAACTGATGCTGACAAAGAACGTCTAAAAACTCTACTGAAAACCCTGTATGTTGAAGCTCAGGATTATGAAGGCTCATGAGTATAAAATTTCATACTGTTCGATGGAAGAACTTCCTAAGTACAGGAAATCAGTTTACCGAAATCAGATTAGATCGTAGTTTTAGCACACTGATTGTTGGTGAGAATGGCGCAGGTAAAAGTACCATACTTGACGCCATCTGTTTTTCTTTGTTTGGAAAGCCATTCCGAAATATCAATAAGCCACAGTTAGTCAACTCCATCAACCAGAAGAACTGTGTTGTGGAAATGCAGTTCAGTGTAGGGAAAAAATCCTATCTGGTCCGTCGTGGTATCAAGCCAGCTATCTTTGAAATCTATTGCAATGATGAAATCCTGAATCAGGATGCAGCCAGTCGAGATTATCAAAAGATTTTGGAAGAGCAGATCCTAAAGCTGAACTACAAGTCTTTTACTCAGATTGTTATTCTGGGTAGTGCTAGTTTTACGCCGTTCATGCAGTTGCCGCCTAGCCATAGACGCGAAATCATCGAAGATATTCTGGATATTCAGATCTTCACTGTCATGAACAATGTTCTAAAAGACAAACTCAGCACTCTCAAGGACCAGATCAAGGATCTGGATAACCGCATCGAAGTAGGTAAACAAAAGGCTCGTATACAGCAGGATTATATCAAAAAGCTCGAGGCTGACGAAAAGAAGCGCAGAGACGAAGCCGAACTTCGCATGACTGATCTAAGCGGCAATATTGCAAACCTACAGGCTCATGTTACCATTCTGAATACTAATTTTGTCAGCCTGGAAGAGAGCATTGCCGACAACGATGACATTGCAGAGAAAAGAGTCGAGTACCAGAGACTGGTCAAAGAACTCAGAACCAGACTACAAAGAGCTCAGGACGAAATTGCCTTTTATGAAGATCATGACAACTGCCCTACCTGTAATCAGGGCATAAGCGAAGAACTAAAGCAAACAACCATAGGCAAGCATACACACAAGATTTCCGAAGTAGAAACTGCAATACAGAGCATAACCACCAAGATGCAGGCCATCGAGGAACGTCTGGAAACCATACTTGATACTCGGGAACGCATGGCTGAAATTCAGAGTGAGATTGTGCATACCAATAGTGAGATCATTGCCAGTCAGAACTACCTCAGAAAAATTCAGGTCGATACTAACAATGACGAGCAAGAGTTAGTTTTACTAACCGAAGAAAGAGCCAAGCTCAAAACCATGGCCAAGGAAGTTGTTGATCAGGCCACGGAAAAAACCAAGCTCAACGAAGATAGATATTACCACGAAGCCGCCAGTAGTCTGCTCAAGGACACAGGTATCAAGACCAAGATCATTAGACAATATCTGCCTGTGATCAATAAGCTGGTCAATAAATACCTAGCCGCCATGGACTTCTTTGTGAGTTTTGAATTGGATGAGACCTTCAAGGAAGTAATTCGTAGTCGCCACAGAGACGATTTTAGCTATGCCAGCTTCAGCGAAGGTGAAAAGCAACGCATTGACCTGGCCCTATTGTTCACCTGGCGTACCATAGCCAAGATGAAGAACAGTGCCAGCAGCAATTTACTCATCCTGGACGAAGTATTTGACAGCAGCCTGGACAACAATGGTACAGATTATGTCATGAATCTTGTGAATACCTTGGGCGAAGAAACCAATGTGTTTGTAATTAGTCATAAGGGGGATCAGCTTTTCGATAAGTTCAGAAGCCAGATCCGATTTGAAAAACATCAAAATTATAGCCAGATCAAACTATCATGATACTTATTCGTCAGGACCAGCTCAATCTTGTAGATCCAGAAACTCCGATTATGCGCAACCAACTGTTGCCATTCAATTTTGCCGAACACGACCCCGATGACGTAAAAAGACTGGGGCAGGTTCTGGCCAACAAGATGGTTGAGCTCGGCGGTGTTGGTCTAAGTGCCAACCAGGTGGGTTTGCCCTATAGAATGTTCGTCATGGGCACAGCAGACAATAACGTGGTTATCGTCAATCCCGAGATTGTAGAGTTTCGTGGCGAGCCCGACACCTTCAGAGAAGGATGTCTTAGCTATCCAGGCCTGCAAATGTACATCAAGAGACCTCCACGAATTCTTGTTCGTTATCAGAACGTTGAGGGCGAGCTCAGAGAACTAGAGTATGCTGGTCTTAGTGCCAGAATTTTCCAGCATGAATATGAACACATGCAAGGACGTGATTTTACAGTTGGAGCCAGCAAGCTCAAACTCAGGATGGCCAAAGAACGCTATGAAAAACAGCGTAAACAACTAATCAGGAAACACGCCCTACAAACATTGCTAAAGGCACACGAAGATGGACAAAAACATACTGGCTGAGTATGATAACTTTGATTTTGGTTTTACCGCAGTAGACAGCGAAGAACAGGTTGTAGAAAAACCTGTAGTCAAAACCGAAGAAATTGTTCAACCTGTTAGCGAAGAGCTAGAAAAATTTGGTCGTATACTTCAGGATCTCTACGGCAAGATAGACAGACTTGAAGAATTTGTACAGGCCAGTGTTGGCTCGGGATCTTTTGATGCCGATGCTCACCGAGTTCTGATTGAACGTGAAAGTCAGGAAAAACTGAAGAAGCTAGAAGGTCTGATCCTTCCCCTGCTTATCAACCTTATGAAAAACCCTGAAAAGGATTATATAAAATGGCCAAACCGAGTTTCAGTCATAGAGTCTCAAATGCAGAAAATATTGGCGATTACAAGACCAGCGACGTAAACAAATTTGAAGCTGGAAATTTTATAACACTGGAGGTCGAAGCTTCGGTATCTGCTGAAGATCTAATGAGGTTGGACCCAGTAAGAATCAAACAGCATCTCATGGGGTTGATGACCAGTAAACTCATTAGCCAGGCACAGGACTCGGGTCTATTAGAGTTCGTCCGAGTACATGATCCTATTAGCCTAGACTGGAGGTGCAAGTGCAGAATCAGCCTGGTGCCAGCAGAACAGGCCAAGGAATACCGCAAGCAAAAGCGTGAGCAGGAGAGCAAACATGCCCTGGGATAATCAGGTACTAACCAAAGTCAAATACAGCCACCGTCCCATGACCGTTGCTGCTCCCGAGCCCAGTCCCTTGGATCGTATGCTGAGAGAAATGCAGGCCCTGGAAACCAAGCTACAGGCTCTGACTGAACGTTTGGAGCCCGTGCTCAAGCCCAAGGGTATCTATAGCCCACCCCTGGATTCCGCAAAATTTCATCTAAGCCCGCTGGAGCAGAAAGTGTCAACAGCTCTGGATACCGTGGAAAAACTGGGCTATCAGCTAGATAAACTTTCAGAAAGAATACCCAAGAACCTCTAAGTCATTGATTTCATTGATGGAAGTAATGCTTGACAACTGGGCTCATTGATGTCATAATTGCAGTATACATAGGAGCCCAGATGCAACACAATCAAGCTATCGCCCGTCTAATGGCAATCGAAAACCTCAGAGTAGAGCATAAAAACATGTCTACTGCGGCTTTCGATGTAGCCAATCGTGTACTATATCTCCCAATCTGGAAAGACATGAGCCCCGAGCTATACGACATGCTCCGTGCTCATGAGATCGGCCATGCTCTTGAAACTCCCCTGGATGGTTGGCATGGTACAGTATACAAGAATCCTGCTCTGCGTTCGTTTCTGAACGTAGTCGAAGATGCTCGAATCGAGCGCATGATCAAGAGTCGTTATCCTGGTGTTCGTCCCAGTTTTGTCCGAGGCTACAAAGAGCTTTTGGATCGTGGATTCTTTGGTCATGTAGATTTCAACAATACAGACGACCTTTTGCTCGTTGATCGAATCAACCTTCACTTCAAGGTTGGCAACTACTTCCAGATCAATTTTACCGAATCCGAACAGAAGATTGTGAAGCGTATTGAGCTCTGCGAAACCTGGGAAGATGTTGTTGCCCTGGCTCAGGAAATTTTCGACCTGGACAAGGAAGATTTGAAGAAGCAACAACAGGAAGAAGAACAGGAGTCGTTGGGTTTTGGCGACGGCGAACCAGGCGATGGCCAGGAAGGCCAAGGACAGCAAGGCGATGCCAAAGATGGCAACAACGATTCGGACGACACTAGCAATGGCCCTCTTGGTGGTACCGACCAGGATGACATGGATCTGGATCGTGAAGAGCTTCCAGAACTCAGAGATTATACCGTCAACCCCAGGTCCTATACCGACGAAAATTTTCGCAACCGCGAGCATGAGCTCATTGACCACAATGCTCTGCCCTGGGTCTATGTAAATCTTCCCAAAGTAGAAACTCCCAAGAACCTGATTGTTCCATACAAGCAGGTACTGTTCGAATTCATAGCTACCCGCCCAGGCAGTGTTGCTGGCGACGCAGAATTTCTTCAACTTGAACAACAGATGAACTTCCAGCAGTACCTGGATCGTTTTGAAATGGACAACAAGAAATTAGTTGAGCATCTGTGTCGTGAATTTGAAATCCGTCGCAATGCCCGACAGCTGGCTCGTGCTGCTACAAGCAAGACTGGCGAGCTGAACCTGAAAAAACTTCATCAGCACAAACTTACCGACGATATCTTCCAGAGACTTACCGTGGTGCCCAAGGGCAAGAGCCATGGTTTTGTTCTGATCTTTGATCAAAGCGGTAGCATGGCCGATGGTAACACCTACACCTATAGCATTCAGCAGATAGTTTTACTAACCATGTTTTGTCGTAGGATCAACATTCCTTTCGAGGTCTATGGTTTTACCAGCAATACTGACCACATCGGTTCCTACGCCAAGCCTCAGGTCAGGGAATTCTATGGCCGTCGCGATGCGACGCCGTTTTCCAATAACGTTGGCGACATTGCTGTCTTTGGCAGTGGATTCCGTCTCAGACAGTATCTGAGTTCAACCATGTCTACCCGAGACTATAAGCAGGCAGTTCGGAACATGCAACTTATTGCGGTTGCCATGGCTGGAGGTTACAATCCCGAAACCAATAGTTTCGGACTAAGATACGGTTACAGCCGCGGCGGTGGAATGTCTTACATGCCCAGCAGCGAGCGCCTGCAAAGCACGCCATTGAACCAGGCTATCATGGGCATGAACTATGTGCTCAGGGCGTTCAAAGAACAGACTCGTGTTGATATTGTAAATGCCATTTATCTTACCGATGGCGATGCTGATGCCATTGACCAGGTCTGGCAATTGAGTCCTGATCTAAACTCACCAAATGCCAAGAGACATGTCCTCTGGGATTATGGGATCAAAGCTCGTAATTATAAACTGGTCGTTCGTGATCCAGAAACTGGGCATGAAGTTAGTGTAATTCAGTCAACCAACCGTCGTGACAACTGGAACAACAATCGTTTGACTGATGCCCTGCTAAGCCTGGTTGGCCAGAATACAGGTGCTCGCAACATTGGTTACTTTATTGCACGCTCTGGAAAAAACAAGCCCAGCGGTAATCTGCTTAGGACTGCCAAGGCCAAGAGTCTGGCTCTGAATGGTACCGAAACCATGTACTATGATATCCCTCGCCTCAGTGTTGAAGCAGAGATGCGCGAAGTCAATCAGGTTGGTTACCTAACAACCCAGACACCTGGCTATCGTAAGCATTTCTGGGTTCCTAGCTTCAACATGGCCATGAAAACCTTTGTCGAGGATCAGGAAGATGGAGACACTTACCAGGATGTTAGCAAGATTCGTAAGAATTTCATGAAAAATCACATGGATCGCCGGAAATCCAGGGTTCTTTTGAGCCATTTTATCCAAGAAATTGCTTGACAAACTGATACATATCTATTAATATCGATGAATTGACACCACGGAGCTACTATATCATGACCAAGTTTACCGACAGCCTCAAGCAGGCCTTTGTGAAGTCCCTGTTGCAGACCAGCAGCACTCATACCAGAGCCGAGATCGAAAATGCTGCCAAAGAAATGGGCTACCCGTATCCGCGTTTTATCATCGACAATAAGTCCCTCAAGCAAGGTCGTGGCTTATGGGATCTTAGCAATTTTGATCCCCTTACTACTTCACCTGTTGCTGAAGTACAGAATGCTGTGAGCACTGTTGTTCAGGCCGCTACGGTAACTCAGATCGAAGAAGCTCCAAAACTGCGCCAGAAGCGTCTGCAAAATGAATTCGACAACATGGTACCTGACATGGATGCGAATTTTGTTGCTCATGGATTCTTCAAGGATCTTTCAACCATCCTGAAAAGCCAGGATTTCTTCCCTGTTTATATTACAGGCCTTTCAGGCAATGGTAAGACCAGCATGGTTGAGCAGGTTTGTGCACGTCTAAAGCGTGAGATGGTTCGTGTGAACATCAGCATCGAGACTGATGAAGACGATCTCATCGGTGGTGCAACTCTGATCGACGGTAACGTTGTGTACCGTGAAGGTCCAGTACTAACAGCCATGCGTCGTGGTGCAGTATTACTTCTAGACGAAGTTGACCGCGGCTCCAACAAGCTCATGTGCTTGCAGAGTGTGCTAGAAGGCAAGGCCTATCTGAACAAGAAGACTGGTGAGGTTATCAAACCTGCTCCTGGCTTTACCGTAGTTGCTACTGCTAATACCAAGGGTCGTGGTACCGACGATGGTAAGTTTATTGCAGCTCAGATTCTGGATGAGGCCTTCCTAGAGCGCTTTAGCATTACTGTGGAGCAACAGTATGCTACTCCAAGCATCGAGAAGAAGATTGTTGCCAACTACATGGCTAAATACAACGTCCAGGACGCCGAGTTCGGCGACAAACTTGTAGCCTGGGCCGACATCATTCGCCGTACCTTCAGCGAAGGTGGTGTAGATGAGATCATTAGTACACGTCGTGTTGTTGATGTGGTCAAGACCTTTAGTAAGTTTGGCGATCGTAAGAAAGCCATTGACCTCTGCACAAATCGTTTTGACGAAGAAACCAAAGCAGCATTTCGTGATTTATATACAAAACTAGACTCTCCAGAACCCAGTTCTGATGCAACGATTTCCAATCCTGCACAAGTAACTACGATTCAGGGAGATGAAGAAATACCATTCTGAGGTGTGAATGACCTATAAGATTTCAGAACACGCACATGTAACAGTCATAACCCCGACCATTGGTCGGGATACCCTAGAGCGGCAGATTGAAAGCCTGGAAAGACAGACAATCAGTGCCGCTATTTTTCATCTGATCATGTGGGACGAAAAGCGTATCGATCCTGGAATTGATCCCATGTCATACAACAGCCCCAACAGGTATAGCATTGTCTTGCCCTGGGGCCTGGGTCGCTACATGGGCGCCCCTGGTAGTAGTCTCAGAGCCGTGGCACTCATGGCTGCTCCAACTCCCTGGATAACCTTTGCCGATGACGATGTCACCTGGAGGCCTGATCATGCCGAGAGCATGCTTCGGGCTGGAGCAGGTTACAATTGGGTTGCCTGTCTGAGACACATGTATGCTCCAGGCACAGGTGGTAGGTTTGAGGAGCAGGGTCGAGGAGATTACCTGGGCGTAGACAGATTCGAAAGCGTAGGCGACGATCCAGGACGTCGAGTTCCCTATGAAATGATAGATAATAATTGCATGTTGTTCAACCGCACTCTGGGCGTTCAGGCAGCACACCTGTACCGTAGCATGCAGGGTCCAGGAGATGATAGATTTTTCTATCAGTGGATGAAATCAAATGCAGGGCCCTTGGCCAGGACAAACAAGGCAACCATTGATCATACTTGTCCAGATCATCTTATCGACTTTTTCAGACAAAACTGTAGCAAGGAATAACCATGTCAAAATACATCTGTTACAGCTTCTGGGGCAATGATGAACGCTTTGGCGTTGGTGCCTTGCAGAATGCCGAGCTGGCCAAACGACACTTTCCTGATTGGAAAGTTATCATGTATCATGATAACAGTGTTGATCCCAAGTACCCCAAGGTACTAAAAAACATGAGCCATGTTGAAGTCATCAACATCGAAGAAAAGGATCCAGGCTACAAGCTGGTATTTGGTGCCTTTTGGCGCTTCTTGCCCATGTTTGAACGCGAAGGTCATTTCATTGTTCGTGATACCGATAGTAGACTTACGGTTCGTGAGGCTCGAGCTGTCAATGAATGGGTAGCCTCAGGACGCACCTTTCACACAATCAGAGATCATGAAGCCCATTATGAATGGCCTGTGCTGGCTGGCATGTGGGGCATGCGTGGAGTCGTGCATCCATTCTTTCAGGAAAAACTAAAGCAGTACTGGCAGGCAACATTCTACACCATTGACCAGGTTTTCCTGGCTCGTGAGATCTGGCCTGCAGTTCAGCAGAGTGTGCTGGTTCATGGCATGCGAGAGGGCGGCTGGTTTGCAGACACACGAGCCGATGTCGGTTATAACTTCGTAGGCGAGGGCTGGCACGAGGACAATACACCACTGTATAGCTTCGACATGCCAAGTCGTAAACTAAACAAAGGCCAGATCAAAAGCGCCTATAATCCTGGTCTCTAAAAGGAATTTTGTCATGGCTTTTCCACAACTTATAGTACACCACCACCTTGGTCTGGGTGACCATATCATCTGCAATGGAATGGTACACTGGCTCAACGCCAACATGGCTGATGAGATCTGGTTGCCAGCATATGCACACAACTTCGAGAGTGTGCAAAGAATGTACAGCATGACCAAGAATGTCAAGGTTATTAGTCTAGAGACCGCGGGCGCGGGTATGGTACATGAATCTGTAAGCATTGCCAATCTAAGCACACAATTCAGTGTTCCCATGCTAAAGGTTAGTCAGAGCGGAAATGACTATCCCTTTGATCGACGTTTCTATGAAAGTCTGGGCATTGACTTTTCGGTCAGCTATGACTGGTTCACACCTGTGCCCGAAGATGACAAGATGCAAGAGTTACATGACCAGGTAACCCGAGGCATGACCAAGTACTGTTTGGTACATGACGAAGCCAGTATAGGTCGACAGAATCTAAAAATTCATTCAGAATTCCCGCAGATTAGGGTTGAAAAGATTCCTGGCTTTACTATCATGGACTGGACCAAAACCATCATGGGTGCCTCTGAAATACATTGCATAGACAGTAGTATACTGCACCTGGTTGAACGTCTGGACCTTGGCATTCCACTTACTTTCCATGACATTGGACGACCCAGTAAAATCAGCCTAAGAAAACCCTGGAACAAGGTACTATACTAATGATGAATATTGTTATTCCCATGGCTGGGTTGGGAAGTAGATTCGCCAAGACTGGAGTTACATTACCCAAGCCACTGATTGATGTACAGGGCAAGAGTTTGCTGGAACATAGCATAGACAGCTTCAGACCCAGCATTTCGCATAGATTCATATTCATTGTCCGCAAATTTGATGATCTGCACAATCTTAGGATTCGAAATATCATAACCCAACGTTGCGGCCCAACTGCGTATATCATTACCCTGGACAAAGTAACCAGCGGCGCAGCAGAAACTGTTCTGGCTGCTAAGTCAATTATAAACTTCAATGAAGAATTAGTTGTATACAACTGCGATCAGATCATTGATTGGGAACCTGATAAGTTTATAGAATGGGTTTCCGAAAAGAAGGCCGATGGTGCAGTTGTCTGTTATAACAGTAACGACCCCAAGAATAGTTTCGCCGATGTAAACGTTGCTGGGCGAATCACAGAAATCAAAGAAAAGAAGGCTATTAGCAATCACGCCCTCATAGGTTTTCATTACTGGAAATCAGGCAAAGATTTTGTTCAGAGTGCTGAAACGTTACTTCAGAAATTTCGCAAGACTGGACAGCCTGAATGCTATGTAAGCGAAACCTATAATTATCTAATACCTACTAAAAACATACTGGCGTATCACATTCCCAATCATCAGTACATACCTCTGGGAACTCCCGAGGATGTTGCCAGGTACATAGGCAAGCACAACGAATTCAAAAATAACAAACCCAGGACCATTTTTCTGGACCTGGATGGTACTGTACTGGATCATGTTCATACCATTAGTGATGTCTATGAAAAACCACCGAAGTTGTTGCCAGGAGTACGTGAAAAACTAAATGCCTGGGACAGTGCGGGTCACAGAATTATCATTACCACGGCTCGTAAAGAAAGCACTCGAGCCATAACAGTACAGCATCTGGCTGAACTTGGCATAGCCTATGATCAGCTAATCATGGGACTTACAGGAGGACCCAGGATTGTCATAAACGATAAAATACAACCCTCTGATCTTGATCGAGCACAGGCTGTGAATGTAATTACGAACCGAGGTTTTGGCGGAATTGATTGGGAAGGATTGGGACTGTAATGGACGTATATAAACTTGCTGACATGAAAGCGGGCTGGTTTGTTGGAACCTTTGAGCCCTCGGCATTCAAAACCGATGCCTGTGAAGTCTGTTATAGGGTGCATCCCAAGGGAGAAGTCTGGGACATGCACACGCATCTGCAGACCACTGAAATAAATCTGGTAACACAGGGGCACATGCGATTCCAGGATCGCGAACTACGAACTGGTGATGTCTTTGTAGTGCATCCCTGGGAGATCAGTAACCCAGAATTTCTGGAAGATACCTGGATTGTCTGTGTTCGTGTTCCTGGTATAAAAAATGATAAACGTAATCTAGATTGGAAATAACATGCCCGTGACTTTTACAAATAGCTGGCCCGATCCTGTACCTCAGCACGGGGGATCAAACATTGCCAAAAATATTGATCAATTCTTCGCAACAGGCCGTGAAAGTGTAGCCTGTCAGGCCATGAGAAAAGTCCTACCACATCTGGAGCGCATACAGCCCAGGCACATACTGGACAT